TCTTGGCCCGGCGCTTGGGCTTGTCCTCCCCCTCGTCGTCCTCTTCGTCCTGATCGACCTGGCGCCGGTCCTCGTCGCCGTCATCCTCGGCCGACTGCTCATCGGCAGCGGCCTGCCGGCGCTTGCGCGCGGGCGCGGTGTCGTCTTCGAGGTCATCGGCAGGCGGCGCTGCCTTGGCCTTCTTGGCTGCGGCTGCGCGCTCACGGTCGCGGCGCTCCAGCTCGGCAACGGCGCTGGCAACGGACGAGTAGCCCTCGTCGCGTGCGTCGCCGGAATCGGCGTCGGCCGCGGGGGCGTTGGGGTTCGGCATGTGATGGCTCCTGGAATGAGAAAGGCCGCCGGGCAGTGACGCCGGGCGGCCTTGGTTGGGGCTGAACGGTGTGACGGTCAGTCGGTGGCGAGTGCGACGCGCGTGCCGTCAGACAGCACGACCCCCTCGAACTCTTCGTCGTGCAGGCACCGGGCCTGCGCGCCGCCGTTGTCGGTGAACTCGACGCTCGGATGCAGGCCGCGCACCTGGGTCACCGTGTTGTCGGCCGTGCCGGAGGCGTCCGCCAGGCGGAACAGGGCTTGCCAGTCGCTGGCCATCACGTCCTGCCCGCCAGTCGGCGCAGCGAGTCCGTCGCCCGCTCCTGCAAGGTCGGCTTGCGCACCTTGGCCCGGATCATCTTGCCCGTCACCAGCACCTGCGTCAGGTAAGCCCGGAAGTGGGCCTGTGCCTGCAGCATTCGGTGCAGTTCCTCGCGTTCTTTGCCCTCGCGGGCCTTGCTGTTTCGCCATGCTTCGATCATCCTTTGTTCGTAGTCGTTGAGGGCCTCTTGGATCAGAGGGTGTTGCAGGATGGCGTCCGCCGTGTCGGCGCGCGCCAGTTGCTGGGATTCGGGCGTCATATGCGGCCTGTCATCAGTCCAGACGCATGGCAGCGAGGTAACGCGCAATGCGTGACGGCGTTGCCACCTCGATTTCGCCGCGGCCTGCCCGCAACTTCAACTCGTCGAGGTATGCGCAAAGGACCAGCGTATTTGCAACAGACCCCCCGTGGTGGAAGTTCTGACCGATTCCGCCGTAGGTTGCGATTGACTGCACATATGCCCTGGCTTCCGCTTCTGTCGCCGAAGCGCCGTCAGTTTGGTACGCAGACATCGTCGTGAAAAACGATGGATAGTGCCCCCCGCCATTCAGGAGCCCGAGCGCAGATACCGGCCATGAGTTTGAGACCCCAAGTGGGGCGCTCCCGATGGATTGCAGGTTTGTCGGGAAGGCCGTCACCATGCCTGCGGAGTACCAAAGCTCCTCCAGCTGAGCGTCGAACGCCCCTTGATTTGGCGCCCAATGCATCCACCCGTTCAGGCCGAACGCCTGCATCGCCGCTTTGCCAAGATTGAACTCCTGCGCTACCACGCTTGAGTCGTTCGCCGAAGGGTAGAACTCCCACCCCCACGTCGCGGAGCCAGCCGATGCGAAAGTGATCGGGGAGACATTCGCAAGACTGTTGGCTTCGGTCAAGTACAACTTGAACGTTGCCGCTGCGATTGGCCGCACCCAGTACACCGTTGAGGTGTCAAGCGGCGCTGGCGGTGACCCGATCAACTTGATTGGTGTACCCTGCCCACTGATCGCCACGAAGTCATGGGCCGACGCCTTTGTGATGGTCCCATCCGTCGCATGCGACTGCACCGCAGACGGCCCCCACGACTTGCCGAGCGGCCCCAGCAGTCGCGCCCCCAACCCCGACAGCGACACCGGGTTGTAGTGCGTCTGCCAGCAGATCTCCCAACCGTTGGCCTGCAAAGTCCGCAGATTCGCCGACGACTCGAATTCAGAGGTGGTGTCGATGTTCCTCGTGAGCACAAACGCCGCAGCGGGCAGCCCGAAGGCTGTCACGAGGTCGTGTGACGAGTACGAGCCAGCCGCAACCGTCACACCGGACTGGCCCACATATGGCGACAGCAGCGTGAAGTGTTTCGCGGAGTAAAGAGCTGCCAGCGAGTCGTCGAACCGCACCATGCAGATCCCGCGAGCTTTCGGGTTGAGGTACACGCCGCCGATGTACGCAGTCTCCCCGACCTGTAGCGGTGCGGTTCCGAAGTTGGCGTCATTCGACACGCCAGAATCAACGCTCGCCCTCACCCGAACGTAACCGATGGTGTTGACCCCCATCGTGAATCCTGATGTGGAAGCGGCGGAGATGTCCAGAGCGTAGAAGTGCCACTTACCGTCTGCCTTGGCGTTGAACACGAGCGTCCGGTATGCGGCAAACGCGTTCGTCTCCGAGAGCATCAGCTTAATTGGGACGTTGCGGTAATTCTTCCTCGCTGCGTTTCGAGGTGGCACCATCACATAGATGCCGACAGTCCGAAGGTTAGCTGTCGACGACGTGGTCACCGCCTGGTTGACGTTCGGGTTCCCAGGATTACCGGTCCCGTCAGTTGTTGCGTCTCCGGAGATCGTGACGACTTTCGTTCCGCCTGGGCAGTTCGACGACCCGTCAACCGAGTACCCAGAACCGGAGACCGTCCCCGTCCAGTCGCAAAGCAGCGTGCCGCGACTGATAACCGCCTTCAGGCGGTCTTCGGTTGTTTCTTGATCGGAAAGCAGGCGGGTGCCGCTAGCATTCGCCGTGGCGTCGCTCCGATACCTTTTCCCGTCCGGCGCCACCCAAGTGACCAAGCGATTTGCGGCGGACAGCATCGCAGCCGTCGGCGCTGCGATTTCCGAGGCAGTGGCAGTTTTCGCTATGCTTGCCTCAATGGGGATCGATGATGGGTCGCTGGTGATCTCGTAATACAGGCCTCCAGTGATTGAGGTGATTCGGACTGTTCCGTAGCGCACATCAACTGGCCAGGAAGCCGCTCCGCCCTCTGACACGACCACGCCAACCGGACTTTCTACTCGCGCCCAGCCCCCCGCGTTCTGGATGACAAGTGTCGAGTCGACCGACACCGACACATCGACATACGAACCATGCGCGAGAGTCGGCATCACTGTGCTCCTTGCTGGAACCCCAGGCCGATCGCGTCAGCGGCCTGTGCGATGGACCCGGCGACCTGGTTGATGCCAGGGACGCTCATCCCGGGCGCCTGCACGGTCTGGTCGATCTGTGTTCCGTTGATGAGGTTCACCGGCCCGGCGTGCGGGACGGTACGTGCCGCCATGACGCCAGCGGCCAGCTCGAACAGCCTGTCGCGGTGCTTGGCGTCGAGCTCCATCTGCTTCATCGAGCGTTCGTGCGCCTGGTCGGCTTGCTGACGCTGCCCCTCCGCCTGCGCCTTGGCCTGCTCGATCAGCAGCGGCAGCGGCGGTTGTGGCGGCTGCGGCGGTGGCGGATCGGGGAAGAACTGCTCGGCGTGGTCGAACCCCATCGACTCGGTCAGCTTGCGCGCCAGGGCGACAGCAGCCGGAGGCGGCACCACGCCCGCTTGAGCCAGGCCCTGCTGCACGCTGATCAACTGACCGAGCTGCGCCGTCTGGCGATCCTTGTTGCCCGAGCCCAGGCCCACGCGCACGCGCACCTGGTACTGCGTGTCCCACTGTCGCGGGTCGATGTCGACCCACTGCCCGTTGATCTGCACGGCCTGCGACACGTCCTGGTGGCGGCCCATCACTCGCAGCATCTTCGCCAGCACCTTCGACAGCGCCGCCGCAGCGTGCCGGGCGATCAGCTCGACCCGCATGTCTGCGCGCTCGGTGATCTCCATCACCCCGGTGGCCGTGTCGTTGAGGGCTTCGGAGCTGAGCCCCTTGGACAGTCGAGAGAAGCCGGTGCGCTTCTCGGTCCACTGCTCGGCCCACTCCACGGCCTGCCACGCGGCACCCGACAGGTCAGGCTGCACAATCGGCACCAGGTCGTCCTTGGACTTCAGGCGCACGATGCCGCCGGGCCGGCTGTCCAGCAGGTCGTCGATGGTCGTCTCGTCGCCGCCCACGACACCGGTGCGGCCGTTGACGCTCAGGTAGACGTTGTCCTCCACGGCGCGGAGCAGGCGAGTGCGCAGGCGCTGCGGCTGGATGCCTTGATCGGCAGGGCAGTGGCCGAAGAACACATGCGGCATCGGTGCCGGGCACCACCAGCCGAACGGGTGCCCGTCAACGTCCTCGCGCTCGACCAGGTCTTCTCCGATGATCAGCCCGCGCTCCCACTTCGCAGCGTTGGGAGGGCCGCGGCGCACGTAGGCATCGACCACCCGCACCAGGTCGTCGTCGTCATCGAACATGCTCGCCGAGTTCATCCGGCGCCGCGCCTGGGCTTCCTGGCTCGTGATCGCGTGATGCGAGGCGGTTGCCTTCTCGCTGACCTTGTAGCCCTCGGCGATCAGCTCGGCGCGCGGTCGCTCGTACTCCTGCGCGATGAACAGCGGTTCCGACCCGTAGCGCGCGGCGTTGTCCACTCGCATCTCGTCCGGCGGTACGACATCAATCGTCGGCGTGCCGTCTTCCTCTTCGCACTCGATGTCGACATCCCACACCTTGATCGGGCCGGCGTCGGTCTGTTCCATCCGCTCGGCCTGGCCGATGACTTGCACGTCATCGCTGGCCAGCAGCATCTGCACCTGGGCCTCGGTCAGGCCCCGGAACTGCTCGCGCGTCGTGATCGTGCTGGTCGAGTAGCCCACGCGGCAGAACCCGACCTTCGACACCAGCCCGTCCTTCAGCCAGTTGTGCAGGAAGGTCAGGCCATCGAGTCGTTCCCAGAACAGCCACTTGACCGACTCGCGCACCAGGTCAGCCTGCGGGGCGAACTGCGGGCGGCGCGGCGTGACTTCGACGGCATCCCGGCCCGACGCAAACACGCGCATCAGGCTGGGCAGCATCCACTCGATGGTGTCGGCAACGTCCGTGGCCACCAGATCACTGCGGTCGTCGATCTCGGGCGGCGCCCACTCGCCTTCGGGCTGCGCCAGGTAGGCCTCGAGGTTGCGCAGACGGTCATTGGCGATCTGCGACCCGGAGGCGCCCATGGACGTGCGCAGACGATCCTCGATGAGCTGGCTGAAGTCCTCGTCGCTCAGCTTTTCGGTGTCGTTGGGCATTGCGTTCCAGAAGCGCCGAAGCCCGCGCGGATCGGTGTCCGGGCGGGCTTCGTGGTGGTTTGCGGCCGACGCCCCGGCAGCCTTGAGGCTTGCCGGGCGCGCTGACGCGGTGTCAGGGTGCCGGCATTATGCAGCAACTGCATCGACGCCTGCAACCCGATAGACGTTTCCGAACATGCGCAGGCCGGCTGCGTGCCTGGCCCGGCAGTCCCTCGGCGTGATGGCCAGCATGCGCAGTTGAGCGGCCACCGACAGGCGCTGCGGCACGTACAGCACATGCAGCACGGTGCGCTCGCGGTGCGGCACGCGCAGCAGCGCCCGCTGCACGGCCACAGCATCCGCCGCGGCCAGCGCCACCGGAGCGGGTGCGCGCCTGGCATCGTCGTCGCCAACGGCCGGCGCGCGGTAGGAGCCCTCAGCACTGCCACAGGTGCGGGCGCCGCGGATGCGACTGGTGGCCCACCGGCCATAGCGCGTGAGCAGGTCGTCGGCCCACTCCAGCCCTAGCGGGATCTCTTCGCAGAAGTTCTCAAGCACGGCGCATCCCCAGGGGTTTGTATTTGATCGGCGCGGGCTTCGGCCCGCTGGGCGGTTCGTGCGCAACGCACATCAAGCCGAACGCGTCCGCGCTGTGGCTCGCCCAGTCGTGTTCTGGCCCAAGTCCGATGCCGCGGATCGGGTCCTTGCGCTCGTGATACCAGCCCAGGGCCGACAGTCCGCCGGTGGTCGTTTCCTCGTTGAACCACATTGCAGGGAAGAGGCGACGCGCGGCCTCTATGCGGGCCTTTGCGGCCCCCCTGCCCTGGTTCGGGATCACGGTCACCGTGTACCCAGCCTGGCGCAGCGCGCTTTCGTAGGACACGTCGTGCACCTTGTCGTTCGACGCGCCGTCATGCGGCAACCACACATGCGCCCGGCTCGGCGAGTAGCCGCGCTCGCGCATCCAGGTCAGGTGAGCGGCCAGCGGCTGGCCTACTGCTTCGTAGTGGTCCAGCACGCGCACCTCGTGCCCGACGAACTGCGCCGCCCACATCGCGAAGGCGTCGGCCCTGGCGCCTGTCCCGCCGATGTCGCAGAACAGCCGGATGGTCATCAGCGGGTCAACCGGAACGCGTCCGATGCGGCCCTGGCTTCGAGCTTCGGTGAGCTGTGCGGCGAAGTAGGCCCCATCGATGACTGTGACGTAGCCGCCTTCCCAGACGTGATCGAACTGGTCAGGCGTCATGCGCATGCAGTCCTTGCGCTCCTGGATCAGCTCGGCCGTCAGCCATGGGTTGTCGCGCCAGTTCGCGCGCACGACGACGGCGCCTGTGGGCTTCTCCGGCCCGCGCAGCATCACATCCACCGGATCGGTCGCAAAGCGAGGGTTCCAGCTGAACCACAGTTCCGATGCAGTCGCGCGCATCGTCGGCCGCAGCAGACTGAGGGATCGCGAGGTCGCGGTGTGCGCCTCTTCCCACCACGCGCGCTTGAACCCCTCGAGCGACTTGATGGAGTCAGCTGTGTAGTCGTTCATGCCCTTGAAGATCATCAGCCCATCGCCCGGCGTCTGGATCACGTCCTTGAACACCCGGAATCCATCGGCTTCGCCCAGCCCAAGGTCTGACAACTTCGACTCGATCAGCAACTTCGACGACTGCGCCAGGTCCTTCTGCACCTCGCGGATGCAGACCGCGCGCATGCCCTGCCCAGCGTTCTCTCCAGGCTCGGCGGCGCAGTCCTCGATGAGCTTCTCGGCGAAGAAATGGCTCTTCCCTGAGCCGCGCCCACCCCACGCGCCCTTGTATCGAGCGGGAGCAAGTAGGGGCTTGAACGCCCGCGCTGTCTCAAGCCTGAGCGTCTTCATCCGTTGTTGGGTCAACAATGACGCGCTCGACGCGCTGGATCTGCAGCGGACCACCACCGGCGCCCGTCACCTGCAACGGCAGCACCTTCCCGACGAGCGTCAGGAACGCGGGCGCGGTCTTCGGGTCCTTCGCGCAGCGCACCAGGTAGGCCACGCCGCCGGCCTTGTCGAGGGCCTGCGTGATCATCTCCTTGACCTCGCGGGTGACCTTGTTCGGCGTGCCCTTGACGCGGCCCTTCCCGGCCGCTGGAGGCCTGCGCTTTTCAGCAGGCGTCAGTACTGTGTTGGCTTGCATGTTGAGCCCCTCTGCATCGCATCATCCGCTGCAGCCTGCTTGAAATACGTACAGTCGCTCATGCTGCGTTACTCACTGTTGAAACTGACCTGACGGCCCGAATCGCAGAATCGACATCGCAAACGACAGCAAGCGGGCCGCCTTTCCATGCACCGTGCCATGCGATCTGATCGTCGGTGAGTCTGCGAGCTGATGGCGGCTTCGTCCCGTCTTTTACCTCGAGCAGGATCGTCGCCAGCCTGTAGCCGACGAGCAGGTCTGGAACGCCATCACCCACCGTGTGCAGCGGCTGCACAGTTGCACCGATTCGGCGCAATGCGTCGACAATGTCGGCCTGATTCGCGTCCACCTTAGCCGCGCGCATTCGCAGCCTCCGCGCACTGTGCCTTGCGCGCCTCCCAGTCGGCGGCGAACGCCTGCCGCAATTTCTCGGCGAACTCGGGGCCATCCACGCGCTCGACCTTGGCGAGATAGTCACGGCGCATGTGAAGCGGTCCAAGCCGGCGCAGGTTCGCGATGTGCCGAGCAATGATGACGGCGTCGAAGTTTTCGGCAGTCATCCCGCTGCCCCTGCTCCGAGAAGGTGGAACTGCTGAACCCCGAACTTCGGCAGCGCACCTTGCCCGGCAATGGCTCGCGCAACGCT